TGGTAACGTACTATTAGGAAATGGTAACTTATTCTCTAATGCAGGACTATCATCTGCTGTAACAACTGGTGCTTCTGCTGTTGGTGCTATTGAAATAGTTATGGCTCCAGAAGGTGGACATGGTTCAGACCATGAAGTAGAATTAAATGGTAAGCGTGTTATGACAAATATCCGTCTTACATATTCAGAAGGTTCTGGAGACTTCCCTGTAGACAACGACTTCCGTAGAATTGGAATTATCTCAGATCCATTTAACTGGGGTACTACAACATTCTCTACTGCTGACACATTATCTGGATTAAAAGCAATCAAGATTACTGGTGCTTCTGCAGATTACACAGTTGACGAGAAGATTACTCAGACTGTAACTGGTGGTACAGCATATGGTACAGTTGTATCATGGACATTAGATAGTGGTTCTACAACTGCTGGTGTTCTTAAGTACATCCAAACAAATGATGCTCACACAGATTCTGGTGTAGTAAAAGCGTTTGAGTCCAATGGTTCTAATGCAATTACTGGAGAACTTTCTACTGCATCTGGTAACGTAGATACTGCATATGGTAGTACTCTACTTGGTGTTACTTTCTCATCTGGTCTTGCTGCTCCTGAGATCGAAAATAACTCAGGTGAAGTAATCTATGTTGAGAACAGAAGACTAATCACTCGTGCACCTGATCAGATCGAAGATATCAAGTTAGTAATTGAATTTTAAACGCTATTAAAACTACGCTAAATAATTCAACGAGAAATACTAGTATTATTGGCGGAGTAAGATGCCTCAAAAGACGAACCTAAACGTAAGCCCATATTACGAAGATTTTGATGCGAATAAGAATTTTTATAAAATTCTATTTCGTCCTGGTTATTCTATTCAAGGTAGGGAACTAACACAGGTTCAATCAATTCTTCAAAATCAAGTCGAGAGCTTTGGAAAGTATGCCTTCAAGCAAGGTGAACTTGTAATTCCTGGTGAAGTAGGACTTAACACAAAATTAGATTACGTAAAACTATCATCTGTTTCAGAAGTTGCAGTAAATGATGGTAGCAACAATATTGTTTATAAAAAATACGATATAACTCAATTAGTTGGTGAAGAACTTGTTGGGTTAACTTCTGGTGTCAAGGGAAGAGTAGTTTCTACAAAACTATCAACAGAAAGCACAGCAGATACTCTGTTTGTAAATTACGTCAACAGTGGTTCGTCTAACACTGAGACTACTTTTAGACAGGGTGAGACTCTAGAGGTTGTTGATGGCGTCAATACTCCTTTACTTGTTGTAGGTACAGATGGTAGTGTTTTACCGACTAGTATTAAAATAACTGATCCTGATACAAATGAAGTAACTTCATTAGAAAGTCCCGCAATGGGATTTGGTTCTGCTGTTAAGGTAGAGGAAGGTATTTACTTTGTTAATGGTTATTTTGTTCGTTGTGATTCAGAACTATTAGTTATTGATGAATATTTTAATCAACCATCAGCAAAAGTTGGTTTTACAATTAAAGAAGATATTATAACTCCAGAAGAAGATCCGTCTTTATATGACAATGCAATAGGATCCTCTAACTATACCGCACCTGGTGGTCATAGACTAAAAATATCTTTAGTATTAAAAGAATTTGCTCTTAATGCAATTACTGACAAGAATTTTATACAACTTCTTACAGTATCAAGAGGAGTAATCCAGAGAAAAATTGAATCAACAGACTTTAGTGTTCTAGAACAAACTCTTGCTCGTAGAACTTTTGATGAAAGTGGTGATTATGTTGTAGATAACTTTACAGTAGACGTTAGAGAATGGGCACAGAAGGACGGTAACAGAGGTTTATATGCTGTAGATGCTTTTGGTTTATACAATGGATACAATGCATCTGAGTCTGCTAGAAAGATGGTTGCGAGTATAGGACCTGGTAAAGCATATATTAAAGGTTATGAGATTGTTAATAAAGAAACTAAGTATCTAGAAATTAATAAAGCAAGAGAAAGTCTCTCTACTGATAATGTTAATTTAAAATCTAGAGGTCTTCCATCATTTAGTGTAACTAATGTATATGGTAGTGTTCCTCTAAACAAAGAAGGATCTGATCTTACCGCATATCCAGATGTATTCTTATACAATACATTTAACGATGGTTCTGTTGGATTGAATAATACAGAATTATCTACAGATCATAAACAAACAATTGATAGAAGAGGAATTACCTTTACTCCTGATGATGGTATTAAAACTATTACACTTCAAATATCAAATACCACTACACTTATAGGTTCTGTAACAGATGCAACATTTCAAAGTCAATTTGGAACTCTCTATTATATCAAGACAAGAAGTGATGTTGGTACTCCAACAGCAATTGGTTCTTTTAAAACATTATCTTTTGCCATTACTAATAAACCACTTGTTAATCCATCAACAAGTATTAAGTTTTTAGAACTTACAATTTATGGTCCTAAAAATGAATTGGAACAATTATTACTAGAATACGATTTATCTGATGATGAGTTTAATAGAAAAATTTATTTAACTGAGGCAGATGCTCAAACTAACAACTCTGGAGATGAATTTGGATTTATTGTAGATTATTCTCCTACTATCACACCTGTAATTGGTAAGGCAAAACCAAATAACTTCTTCTTAAAGCAAAGAGGTTCTGGTTTTAACTCAGATTCTGATATTGTGATATCTAGAGGTCGTCTTGCTGCAGGAACCAGTGCATATAATACAACATTTGGATTCTCATATTTTGATCCGCAATTCTTTACTAAAATTATTTTAGAGTCAATTCCTAGTGGAACTAATGCATTTGACGAGGGTAAATATGTATTTGGTATCAATAGCGGTGCGTATGGTGTTGTAGAAGGAACTGCATCTGGTGTTTATAGTACAGGTGTACTACTATTTGTAAAAACTTTATCTGGTAGATTTTTACCTGGTGAAACAATTAGAGATGAAAGTGGCAGCACTGTAAGAATTGCAAGAGAAAATACAATATCACATTTTGTTATACAAGATAGGGGATTAGGTTATGCGGAAGGTGCATCACTACTAATCAATGGATTAGAATTTGATAGTTCTAAAATTATATTATCTAGAACTACAGATGGTAAAATTTATAAGGCATTTATTTCAAATAGATCTGCTGTAAACATAGAGTATGCACAACCTCCTGCTGTAACTGCAAAAAACCCTGATGGAGCAGCAAATCCTTCTGCTGCAGCAAACCTTGAAGTAGTATTGTATAGAGATACAGTAACAACATATACACCTCAGAATGTAAAATCTATAGGTTGTTCTTATGGTTCTGGTAACGCAAATTCTTTTTCTGCAGACGTTGTTGTAGATAGTCAAAAGTATTCAGAAATTAAAACTGTAACTGACTACACATTTTTTGGCACACAAGGATCTAATTTTATAGAGTCTACAAGTTTTAGTGCAGATGCATCAACAGATGTGCAGCAGGGTGATCTTGTTCAATTCTCTGATGATAACAATAGTCTTGTTAGAGCAATAGTTCAATATGCTACACAACAGGAAGGATCATATAAATCCAGAATTTACTTAGATACAGCTTTACCAGGCTCAGTCACTAATGCAAGTATTGTAAGATTACGTCCAAAAGTAGATAATTCTACAAGTGGCACATTATTATATTCTACTGGTAGTAAACAGGTATCTCAAATATCTGCTGGTGGAGATGATACTAAAATTAAATATTATTTCCGTAGAGATTTTGTAACTACAGCAACAACTGGTGGTGGTACGATTACATTTGCTGCACAGTTGCCATTTGGTACACAAAGATTTGCTGCATTCTCAGAAGAAAATTACATAATTACAGTATTAGATCCTGGTGATGCACCTGACATCGCAAAAGGTGATATCATATATGTTGGTGAGGATTCTGTAAGTATTTCATCTGCTACTGACACTGCTAGTGGGTTAACATCTGGTAGTATTAGTTTAAGTTTAGCATCAACTTACTTTGGAACTATACCAACAAATGGAACTTTTCCTAAGTTAAAGTTAACTGCTACTCTTGAGGTATCTAATGCAAAACCAAGACTTAAGACTGTAGTAAAAAACAAAAGAATTACAGTTACATCTGCTGGTGATCGTGTAGTTCCTTTAAGAGGTACAGATTATGATTCAGAAGTTGTAGAAATACTTTCTTACTCTGATGCGTATAAGTTAAACTATGTTTATGAAGGAACTTCATCACAACCACCTGAGATTGATACTGCTGGTAATATAATTTCTGGTACTGATGTAACATCTAGATATACATTTGATGATGGACAGAGAGATACAATATATGATGTTTCTAGAATAGTTTTAAAACCAGGTTTTGAAGAGACTACAGGTCAACTTGTTATTTCTTTTGATTACTTTGAACATTCACAAGGAGACTTCTGTACTATTGATAGTTACTTACATGAAGCAGGAGTTTCTGAAGATGAGATTCCTACATTTGATTCTTCTGTTCTTGGTATAACAGAACTTAAAAATGTAATAGACTTCAGACCTAAGGTTGATAGTTCTGCTATTATTCCAGGTTTCTTAGATACTTCTACTTTAGAAGTTACAGAGGGATCTTTCTCTGGTGCTGGTGCTATTGTTTCTAGTAGTCCTGCTCCTGATAAAAATTTAGAATATACATTCTCATTCAGTCAAGTTCAATACTTAGATCGTATTGATGGAGTTTTCTTAGATAAGAAAGGTCAATTTATAATTAAGGAAGGTAATTCATCTCTTAATCCAACCAAACCAGATACAATAGAAGATGCAGTTCCATTGTTCTACGCATATATTCCTGCATTTACTAAGACAAGTAAAGATGTAAGAATTACTCCTGTTGATAACAAGCGTTATACCATGCGTGACATTGGTAAGTTAGAAAAACGTATTGAAAGATTAGAATACTATACTACACTTAGTATACTAGAACAGCAAGCACTTAACATGCAAGTTAAAGATGAGATTGGTCTAGACAGATTTAAGTCTGGTTTTGTTGTAGATAATTTTGAAGCACATAAAGTAGGTAGTTTAAGATCACTTGATTATCGTTGTGCTATTGACGCTCAACAATCTGTATTACGCCCACAATCTAAGGAAGATTCTATAGGATTAGTTGAAGTTAATACAAGAGAAGATCAAAGAGCAGTATCTGGATATAAGAAAACAGGACATATGGTAACATTACCATATTCTCCACTATCTTTATTGGGAAATAGTTTTGCTTCTACTACAGTAAATCCAAATCCATTTGTTGTATTGCAGTATGTTGGTGATAGTGATGTATCTCCATCAATAGATCAATGGTATGACTCAAGTATAGAACCAGTTGTTGTAGATACAAACACAGATCTATTCAATATTTTCTTAGCAAAAGAAAGTGTAAAAGAGAGTTTTTCTAGTTTACATAATTCGTTTGTTATTAACTGGGTAGGTGCTTCATCATCCTTTACTGCTATTAATTCATTAGGTGAAGTTAGTACACAAGTTGCTGATACATCTGTACAAAGTGCGTCAGTTGGAAGTTCTTCTAATATCAGTCCATCAAATAATGAGGTTGGTAAAGGATTGCAGACTAAAACTGTCGGTGATAACATAGTTTCCACATCACTATCATTCTTTGCGAGAAGTGTACCTATTAAATTTAAAGTTGGTAGGATGAAACCCAATACAAAACTTTACGTATTTTTAGAAGGTAGAGATATTAGTCGTTGGGTAAATCCTGATCTTAGATTTACAGGTATTGCAGGAAACTCTTTATCAGCATTTAATGGTCCTATAACCACAGATGAATATGGTAATGCTAGTGGTTTAATTATTCTACCAGCAGGAACACCTCCAAATGAGAATGCTGTATGGGGTGGAGATATTGATACAGTTGGTTATGATGCATCAGCAGAAGCATTGAATTTTACTGTAGGAACTTTGACATTTAGATTTACATCTAGTGCTACTAATGCATCTAAAACAGAAGTAGATAGTTATACAGAAGTTAAGTACTACGCTACTGGTATTTTACCAGAAAATCCTTCTAGTATTGTTTCTACAAAACCATCTATATTCAAATCTAACGAAGGTGTTCAGTTAATTGAAAGTAATACTGATAATCCTGTAAGACCTAATCCTCTTGCACAAACATTTAAAATAGAAAATTTAGATGGTGGTTGTTTCTTAACTGGTGTTGATCTTTACTTCAATAAGAAAAGTGCAACTATACCAGTAAAAACATATATCACAAATGTAGATGCTGAAAAACCAGCAAAAAATATTATACCTGGTAGTGAAAAAACATTAACACCTAATACATTCCTTAAGTGCTTTGCTAGTGGTAACATGGCAATTTACAAAAATGAAAGTGTTACTGGTGCATCTTCTACTGCGTCAGGTCCTATACTTAAAGTATTTGATAAGAACAATGTAGAATTAGTTGCTACTGCATCTGGTAAGTATAGTCTTACTAATGAACAAGTATACACTGTTATTCTCAGTAATCATAATGGTAAATCATTCTTACCAAATGAAGATTTAATTATTCCTTCTGTAACTCTTGCTAATGCAACAGATGGTACAGATTTCGTTCTTTCTATTGCAAAAGATAGTGGTAAGTTATCTGATATCAGAGTTACTAATCCTGGCGTCAATTATGATAGTGCAATTTTAACAATAGAAAGTCCACAATTACCTGGCGGATCTACTGCTACAGCAAGCATAGAAGTTTCTGGTGGTAAGATTTATAATGCTGAAATTTCTTTAACTGGATTTGGATATACAGAAGCACCATCAGTTGTCGTGAAAGGCGTCGGAAATGGTGCTGGAGGATGTGAAATAGAAACCTTTATAGAAATAGATACACCAGCAGTTAGGATGGGTGTAGCAGTTGATACAGAGGGTGTTACACAATCAACCACTCCTACACATTTTGGATTTGATTACCCAGTATACTTACAAAATGATACTGAGTATGCTCTCGTAATAGAAACAGATTCTATTGATTATGAATTATGGTCATCCAAATTAGGAGAAACAGATATAGCAACAAGTACGGTCATTACCACTCAACCATCATTAGGTTCGGTTTACCGATCACAAAATACAGAAAGTTGGACAGAAGATATATTTGAAGATCTTAAGTTTACAATGTATCGTGCTGAGTTTAATACATCTAGACCAGCAGAACTTTTAGTTAAGAATGATAATCTTGGATATGAACTATTAGAAAGTAATCCATTTGAAACTAATGCAAGTGCAAATACAAATTCTACTTCTAAATTATTTAAAAATAACAACTCTATTGTTAAAGTAAACCATAGAGATCATGGATTTGAAACCAGTGGTAAATCATATGTATTTTATAGAACTGCTGCAGAAATTGGTGGTGTTACTGCATCTATTTTAAACAGTACATTATTCCAAGTAAGCAATTCTGGTGTTGACACATATAACATACAGTCAAGTTCACAAGCTGCTGGCAACTCTGTTGGCGGTGGAGATGTGGTATATGCTTCATTCAATAGAAAATACGAAACACTATATCCACAAGTATCTTACTTATCATTTACTGGGACAATCTTAAATACTAGCGTTAAAACAACTAACGTTATTCCTGTTGATTCTACAACAACAAATTATACCTCATATTCAGAATCAGAATATGAAAAAACATTCTTAAATGAACCACATTATTTTACTAATCAAAAATTTATTGCATCTAGTATTAATGAAACTTTGAATAGTGTAAGTCAATCACTTACATACAAAATGTCTATTTCGTCTAGTGTATCTCATTTGAGTCCAGCAATAGACTTATCAACTGCTACTGTAAAAACAGTAAGTAATAGAATTGAAAATGCTACTGGACAAGAAGACAGATTTGGTAGAAGAGATCAAATTATTGAGTTTTATCCTGTTTATCAATTTAGTCTTGCTGGCAATGCTGGAACACAATTACAAGCAAATCAAACAATTAAAGGTTTAACTACAAAAACAACTGGTACTATTGCTAGAGTAAATGGTCAAGTTGTTTATGTTAGAGTTAAGACAAGTCAATTCTTCCAAAAAGGAGAGACAGTAACATTAGGAAATCAATTAAGTCTTACTGGTGT